TTGCTGTCAGGCTCTTCAAACCCGCCGAGGTTTTTGTCTCCTATGAACAGCTTGCCAATAGGAATCGGCTTGTATTCAGTAGGGTTGTCAATGTCATCTACGAGGCAGCCAATGTTGCCGTTCTCGTCGACAAGCCATACACCTACGTCTTCGCACATGTACTGCTTCATCTGAGCGATTGTCTTCTGGCTCTCCTGATAAATCACACCCGTGAACGTAGTTGGCTCACGACCGATAATAATCTCAATGCCACCAAGCGTCTGATTGCCGCCACCAAATGTGCGGGCAGCTCCTGGCTCAGTAGTAGGCCCTTGAATATAAGGAGAAACCACCATCTTAGTACCATCAGAAGCTGAAAACAATGGCGTAAATGTAGCTTTCTTAGTCGGGTCAGCCACAGTGTTCAGCACTCCATTAGACTTATAACGGCGCTGAAATGCGACCTTCTGTAACTGGCCCATACTCTCTTTGCAATTCGCAATATCGAGGTCAGCAATATGCGCGCCTGCAGGGCATCCACAATTAAGTCCCATATTTTTATGATTTTTTAAATGTTAATATCACCGCGGCAGTTACCCTTAACTAACATCGGCCTGTTTTTACTATGTAAATATATCAAACAGTTTTCAAACGCATTGAATAATTAACAAAATTAACAATGTAGATTTCTATTCTCATATTCTCGCGAGCTTGCTTTTTCTTGCCAATAAATAATATTACTCTGTGAAAACTGAATGACTCTGAATACGAGAATAATGCAAGAATATCAATTTCGAGCTCTTATCTTCTTCTTACCTCCTTTCTTGGCGTGCATCTCATATACGCCAGTCAGCGCGTCAGGTGCGTCGTCATGTTGGCTCCGCCTCTTGTTGTCTTTTCTGTAAGACATCAGAGCATTGTAGAACTTAGGCCATTTCTTTTCCCACCCTTCTGGAAACAATATGTCATTCATCACACACGCAGAATTGGTGAATATACGGGTCTTCTTGTTTTCGGTCTGCGTGAACGTCCTGACTGCGCACCTGAAGTCTTTCATGTCGACTCTGAGTGTGCGCTTGACATTGCGTGCGTAACCCCGGCCGCCATTATTGGACTCGATAAGGGCCTCTGTCGTCTGGTTCCTCGCAAGCATCTCGGCGTTCTTGTTCTCTGTGACCTCCATAGGCGCGTCTGTGAACAGCACGTCGGTCACGTAGGCATACTCAGGCGTATTTATAAAGCATATAGAGCAAAGGCTATCCGCTCCTGTATCGGCTGTGTCTGTATAGTTCCATTTCTGCAGCGCTTTATTGCCTGTAGGCAGCTCTTCTCTCCTGTATGTCCTGAAGCCGTCTGCATACATGAGGCCTTCTTTAGGCGTCGGGTCCTGCATGTACTGCGTATCAAACACTACCGGGTTGAGAGCTCTCATCTTGTGAAGCTCTTCAAGCGTGTGCTTCATAGGCCACAGCGCATGCTCTTCGCCGGTCTCCGGGTCAGTCTGGATAGCCGGAAGTGACAACACAGTCCACTCGTCTGGCTCTATCTCTTGCAGATAGCCACACAAGTCATGCTCATGGAGCCTCTGCATTATTATGATTATAGGAGTATTACGTGAATTAGTACGGTTGCGGATTGTATTCTCGAACCGCATGTTGATGCGCTCGCGGATGATGTCAGACTCTGCATCTTCTGGCTTGATAGGGTCATCTATGACGATAGCACCTTGGAATATATTCGTAGTGGCTCCAATCATGCTGAGCATCTCGTTAGTGTGGTCATCAAAAGCAAAGATGTTGTTGCCGCCGTCCATCTTATCTATCTCCGGGTCTATATCTACATTTCCGGCGCCGAACCCGGTCACCTGGCCTTGGGTTGACACCGCGTAAAGTTCTCCGCCGGCTTTAGTCTTCCACCTCTTAGCCGAGCCTTTCTCAGATGCGAGGGCTGACCGCGGAAAAAGAGTGGTATACAGCTGCTCTGCCATTATAGTTCTGACCGTATCTGAATTGTCATTCACAAGTATATCTGAATATGACAGATGAAGGAACCGGCACTTCGGGTTCAATGCAAAACACCAACTCATAAATGACTTTACAACAACCTCGGTTTTGGAATATCTTGGAGGCATATTAATTATAAGGCGCTTGCAATCACCGTCAACAACTTTTTGAAGAGCTTCAAACATCTTCTTATGATGCTCAGCGACTATAAATGACCTGTGGTACTGAGTCTTGAACATTACGCACGTATACTTCTCAAAAGATGTCAGCAACTCAAGCCTCAGCATCTCTTTAGGGCTCACGGCTCCTGGCTTGCTGGCATCAATATCAGTCTGCATTTCTTTCAATGATTTGAATCTGTCTGGCATATAATAAGAAGTTTATTTAAGCAGTGTGTCACGTATCAATATGTAGGCTTCACGACTAATAGGCGTATTAGGGATGATGCCTGTCTCCAGCTGCGCCTGCTCTGGGAGGTTGAGAGACATGGCATTCTTGCCGAACACCCTGTCCCACAGCTTTCTCAACTGTCTCTATGTTGCCCAATTTCGCATCTTCTTGCAGCCGCTTGATGACTGTCTTGATGACGATAGGTATCTTCTTATTATTATACAGAGCAGTGAGCTGAGCGTCATTGCATGTCAGCAGGCAAGCCAGCAGATTAGCTGTGTCTTGTTTTGAGAGCTGGATGTTGAGGTTGATGTTCAAAGAGGCGAGCAGTTTGAGCACCTCCGGACGCGTCGTGCCTTGCATCTGCAGCGCCTGGCTTACAACTCTTGAATAGGCTTTTGCGTCTGGGACGCTCTTCGCCAGCTCTGCGGGATGCAGCGGCTGGGCAGTCTGGGCTTCGATGGCCTCAATCGCTTCAACTTTCTTCTTCTGCTCAGCTATCTGCCTCATCTGGCCCTCAGTCTGCACATTCGGGACCTCATCCAAGCCTAACTCTTCAGCTAAAGCTTTGTGCCTGGCCTGCTTGGCTTCTAAGTTGCGCAGTCTTTGCTTTTCAAGGTATTTTATCCGTGCTATCTCCTTAGCGTTTTGTTTTGCTTTTATGCTTGCGGCTCCTTCTTCTATCACTTTTGCAACATTAAAAGAAGGGTTTGATATGTCTGTCCTGTCTGGCAGTATGTCTCCGAGCTTCTCGGCTATCTTGTCTGTCTGGCTCATGCTTGATTCTCTTTAATAAATTGTATTCTTCTTGATTCAAGTTCCGTTGCTGTTGGCGGAGCAGCAACTGGCTTTTTTCTTCTATCTTCTGGTATTTCTACTATTTCGGCTTTGCTGTAAGACCATATATAATCTCCAGCTGTATTAATATGGCCTCTGCAGCACATACTTATATTACTTTGACAAACGCCTGTATTATTTGAAGCTTCTTTAGTAGATGAAAAACTTTTTATATACAGCCCTGTTATTTTATCATAGGCATGAACTTCTCTCGCCTTTGGAGATGAAAAATTATTTTGCCTTTTATTTATGGTATCTATTTTTGCGTTTCTATCTATTTCATCTATCAAAGAAGCCATAAGTATACTAGCATAGGGCTTTTCATTTTTATCTAGCCCCGTAAATAATGAATTATGGCCATATGGCATATAGGTCATATCACTTTTTACCAAATCATATTTTGCTCCAAGTATTTCATGCAAGCAATTCGTGTTTAGCTCTTTTATTTGAACCGTGATATATTTACTCTGCGTTAGCGCTTGCCTAAGCGGTAAATTTGTTTCTTTTGGGCCAAGTATTTT